GGCGGCAGGAGCCGCAGCCGCAGCACCTACATCCACCCATTACCAGCACCCTACCGGGTGCCGTTACCTAGCAGTGGTTCGCTGAACCGCCTCAACAAAGGGAGAAAATTCTAATGGCACCCAAGAAACCGAACCGAATGGCGACCCTCAAGGAGGCCTTTGAACAGGAGGACGCTAAGTCCGACAAGAAGAAAGGCATCAAGGAGAACAGCCCCGAAGACGAAAAGCTGGACGCGAAAGAGTACCCGGCTTTTCTCAAGAAGAAAAAGGGAGGCAAGTAATGGCCGATGAGAAAGTGCAGGTGACTTCCAACAAGCAGGATGTCGTAGTCCAGGGTACGCCCGTTGGACCCGGCAAGACCGACCAGGAAGTTAAGCACGACAAGCTGGCGGAGAAGTCCCGCAAAGAAGCCGAAAAGGCGATTGACACCGCTGCCGAAAAGCAACCTGAGATTACCGCAAAGGCGGCCATCGAGGGTCTGAAGGCGGCCCAGGAACCCCCGGAAGAACTGCCGGACGTTGTGACCGACCCGACCGTGGCAACCTATGCGATGCCGGGTGGCGGGCGCGACTTCGACCTTTCCCCTACCATTCCCTTTATCGAGCATCCCAAACCCATCCGTGGTTACGATGTGCTTGATTTAACCTCGCCCTATAATATGTCCAGGACCGAGGCTCCCGTACCCGGCTTCTTCCGGGTGTCGAGCCAGTCCGACCCGGACCATCACCTGGACGTTGTGACGGACGGCCCCTACTACCAGTACGGGCGCGAGAGCCGTTTCACCAAAGCGTCCGAGCAGATTATCAACACGGCCATAGACAAACTTGAGGCCGAGCGGAAAGCAAAATAACTTATGTCCGCCGAACCAGAACAAAACCAGAACCCCCAGCCAGCAGCCAGCCCAGAGGCAGGCGCGGCCCCCGCGCAGGAAACCAGCCAGACCACCGAGGCACCCGCCATCCGGGTCGGCAATTCCGGCGCACATATGCAGCGGGCTAACGAAGAAATAGCCCGGCAACTTCGAGCCGCAGAAGAAGGCAATCGGTCGCCATCAAGCGCAGATGACGCAGACCCGGCCAGTGAGAGCGGTCCCACGGAAGGCGGGCAGCCTACCACACCGACCCCGACCCCTCAAGAACCGAGCGAAGTAGACAAACTCCGCCAGCGGCTTGAGGAACTGGAGCAGGAAAGAACCCAGGAACGCGAAACCAAAAGGGCCGCCGAACTGCAAACGCTAAACCAGCAGCAGCAGCGGGAGTACCTTGACCTCCAGGCCGATGTCGAAGCCGCCCAGCGCAAAGCGCAGCGGGACGAAGCCCGGTTGAACAACCTCGCACTTGAATACCAGACGGCTGTTGCCGAGCGTGACTATGAAACTGTGGAAGCCCTGACCCAGGCGTACCAGGAGCAGGCCGAAGACCTGGCAATCAGCCAGCGGGCCGCTCTCCGCCTGCAACAACAGCAGCAACAGTTCAAGGCCTACGCCGACAACCAGTACCACGAAGCCCACATCCGGGAGCAGGCCTCCCAGATAGGCAAGATTGCCAGCAAGTACGGCTTAACCCCGGACGACCTGAAGGCAGCCAACCCCAAACTGGACATCACCAAACCTTTCGAGGTACTGGATACGGTGGCGGCGGCCCTTCACAAGAAAATGACTGGCACGGTATCCGAGAAAGACAAGGCGTTGAAGGACCAGGAGAGCAAGCTCCGCGATGAGTATCGTGAACAGTTCGACAACAGCCCTGGCGCACAGCCCCATCCTGGGGGTTCTACCAATACCAATACCTCTGGCGGTTTAAGCATCAAGTTCGGTAATTCCGGCCCGATGATACGCAAGGCTTTTGGTATCAAAGACTAACTACCACCCCAGCGTTAGAAGACTAAGCATATAGCTCTGGCTCACGCTGTCCTGAAGACGACTATTAAACTGTAGCCGAAAGGACAGTATTTACTATGGCTAATGAGCAAATGACCTTGCTTGACTATGCCACCACGCAGAAGCAGTACCCGCTTTTGCAAGGCACAGTCAACGCGATGTTGGACGACAGCACCCCAGGTGGCGGTATGGGCCTCCTGAACATTCTCCCCATCGTATCGGTGGACAGCATGTCCGGGATGGTAAACCGCATTACCTCCGAGGGCAGCCCTCTGCCCGCCTCCCGCCCGATTGGCGGCGTTTACAACACTGGCTTCGTGACCGTTGGACCCGAACAGGTCGGGACGGGCATCTTCGGCCAGGACGTTCCGATTGACCTGGCCTTTCTCAAGAAGACCAACAACTACTTCCAGGGCATGGAACCCCGCGAGTTCCAGACCCGCTACCTGGCCGCCCGCCTCAACCGCCTGCTTAACGACAGGCTCCTGAACGGCAACAAGGCCTCGGACCCCAACGGCTTCAACGGTATCCGCTACTACACCCACGCGAAACAGATTATCCGGGTGGACACGGGTATGCCGAACGCCGCCTCTTACACCAACGGCCTCTCCATCTGGACTGGTTTCACCAGCCAGAAGGGTCTGGACTTCCGGGCAGCGATGTCCCGCCTTATCCAGTCGGTCGGTGGCGCGGGCAGCAACCGCTACCTTCTGATGAACTACAACGTCAAGGACGCTCTGACCAACGTGATGATAGCGACCCCCGGTCTTCTCAAGACCACCGAGGACAGCTACAACCGCACCTGGGACGAGTTTATGGGCGTGAAGATTGTCATCCCTGGCAGCCGCAACCCCGTGACCACGCTGTATGATGCCTACCAGGATGCCAACAGCATCATCCCCAACAACATTCTTTTCGGGTCGAACAACCTGACCACCTACATTTACGCTATCCGCACGGGTAAGGAAGATGGCGTGGTTATGTTGGAGTACGCCCCGCTGGACATTCGCACAGTCGCCAAAGAGATTACGCAGGGACCGCAGATGCTACTGCGGGCCGACTGGTATCCTGGCTTCTATCGCGTCAAAGAGAACGCAATCGCCCGGCTCGATGGCGTTCAGGCTGTATAGGAGGTAAGAGATGCCACAAGATGTTGGAACTATTATCCGGCCCGGCTACCAGTACAGCGCGATTGTATGGCCCGGCCCGACCGTGTCCCCGGCTTCGCCTGTCAATCTGACCAACACCGCTTACGACAGCGGCTACTTCCAGCTAAAGAACACGGGCCGTGTTCCCTTTGGCGGGATGTATCTGGTGATAAACATCGCCGGACCTATCAGTTCGACTGGCGCGACCGGGTCGGCTACCCTGACCCCGACCGTCACCTTCTCGACCGATGGCTCGACCCCCTCCGGGCGCAGCGTGACCCTGGCCCCCATCAACCTCACCTTTGCTTCGAGCGTTGGCACTATCACCAACACCAACAGCCAGGGCGTGGCGACCGGGGCAAACGGCACTATCGCCTACTGGCGGGTGGCCGAGGAACGCCGGGGCTGGATACGGGTGCAGCTTGCCACGGTTATGACTACCGTTACCGGGGTCAACTACGGCCTGGTGGGCATCGCCTTCCAGGACGAGGTAGACACCGAGGCTAACAACGCTACTGACTTAGGCTAGTAGCCAGTGAAATGGGGCGGGCAACCGCCCCTTTCCCAGAGAGGTATTTATGGCTTTTAATAAGGACACGGCTTTCCAGGCCGCCCAGAAGGCAGCCCTGGCCCGCAAGGTAAAGGCCGCCGAACAGCACCAGACCACCCTCAAGCAGGAGGTCCAGGCCGCCCGGCGCGACCAGGAAAACCTCAAGCGCAGCGACACCGTCCGCTACTACATCACCACTCCGCTGGCCCAGGCTGACGAGGCCGCCAAAGGCAGTGCCGTCAAGCTGGAAATTCAAATCCCAGCCGGGCCGACCGAACACAAAGACGAGAACGACAAGGTTATCTACCGGGAGATGGGGCAGTTAATCCTGCTTGAGGGAGAGGGTGTCACCACCAACGAACTCTGGGCCGAGTGGATTATGCGGGAGTTCCCGGAGTGGGAAGTATCCGAGGTCCGGCCTCAAGGTTTATCCACCTACGCCCAGGAGATTGCCGAAGCGAAGGCTGAACTCCAGCTACAGGGGGTATAGAAATGTCTTTTCAGGGGTATGACACCGGGCTAATCTCCAACGGTACATCGCTGTCCAGTGGTATACCTCTGGGCGGCAGGGTTCCCTACAACGTGGTGCTGCCAGCGGCCTGGACAGCGGCCAACGTTTCCTTCCAGGTGAGCGTGGACGGCAGCTACTACGGCAGCCTCTTTAACGATGACGGCACCGAGTACACCGCTACCAACACCTATACTTTAGCCAGCAGCGGCGTGGGCCGGGCGATTGCCATAGACGGCACCAAGTTTGCGGGCGCAAACTATGTCAAAATCCAGAGCGGCACCCAGGCTGCCCCGGTCGCACAGGGCGCAGACCGCACCGTCCAACTGGGTATGAGGGACTTATAGTCAATGAACCTACTGATGCTCCGCAGGAAGAAACCCCTGCTCACCGATGCCAAGCAACGCCAGGTCAAGACCGAGATTAAGGTCTTCACCGACTGGCTGGCCGGGCAGGGCGTGAGGGGTATGACCGGGGAGTTCGGCTGGCCTAACCAGACGGCTGTCGGTGCCAGCGATGCGGCCAAGTGGAACGCTGTCGGCAGCTACTACTACAGGTCGCTGCTGTCGCAGGGCAGTTCGACCAGCCGCAGCTACGGGGTCTTCGGGGCCGATACCGCCGCCAAGAAGAAACAGTTTTTTGCCGCAGGCGGGAACCTCATCCACATCCCCGCCTTCTGGGACCAACTACAACTGACCTCTGGCGCAGCCCTGGATGCCACTGCCCTGGCCGCACTCAAC